ACATGACGCAGGATGATCTTGCGTTACCGTTTTTGAAAGTCTTAGGACAATTGTCTCCAGAAGTTAATAAACATGACGCCAAGTTTATTGACAAAGCAGAACCTGGAATGATTGTAAATAGCGTGACCAAAGAACTCTATAATGGAGCAACAGGTATAAATGTTATACCTGTCCATTATGAAAGACAATATGTCGAATGGCGAGACAGAGGTCAGAGTGGAAACGCTCCCGTAGCAATACACAAAGCAGATAGCGATATAGTGGGTACAACTACCCGCGATAAGTCTTGGAAAGATAGATTACCGAACGGTAATTATCTTGAAAATACTGCAAATCACTTTGTGATTCTCATGGGTAAAGCTCCATCAACAGCTTTGGTTTCTATGAAGGCTACTCAATTAAAGATTAGCCGTAAATGGAACTCAATGATGATGGGGATAAAAATGCAGGGTAAAAACGGTTTATTTACTCCGCCAACATATAGCCACATTTATAATCTAAAAACTGTTCAGATGTCTAATGACAAAGGAACATGGTTTGGATGGGATGTGTTTAAAGTTGGTCCAGTTTCAGAGAAAGGTGTTTACGAAATTGCTAAAAACTTTGCTGAAAAAAACAGCAAGGGTTTAGTGAAAGTTAAACATGGAACTGACGAATCTAAAGACGTGCCGTTTTAACAATTTCCTTTGCGAAGGAATAAAGGGGCGGTAGCGGGAGACTTAAACCGCCCCATAAGAAAGATTATGATAGAACAGTTTATTAATATATTTACAGGTTTACAAAGAGCGCATGGATGTTCCTATATTGAAAAGAAAAGAGCAGATGGCACTAAAGTAAAAGGTCAATCTTTTATTAAAAGAGAAGAAGTCACAGAAAAAATGTGGCAAGACCATTTAAATGGTATTGAACCAAGTTTAGGAATTATTCCAATCAATGAAGAAAATAAATGTCAGTGGGGGTGCATTGATATTGATAGTTATGCAGGATTTGACCATAAAAAATTAATTAATAAAATTAAATTATTAAATCTACCACTAATAGTTTTTAGATCTAAAAGCGGAGGAGCACATGTAGTTTTACATACTACGGTCTTTGTTGAAGCAAAATTAATTAGAGATAAACTCTTATCCGTTAGCGCAATTTTAGGATACGGTGGGTCAGAGGTTTTTCCAAAACAGATCGAATTAAAATCGAAAGATGATACAGGGAACTTTCTTAATTTACCATATTTTAATTATAAAAATACAACAAGATATGCTTTCAAGGAAGATGGCGCAGCGGCTACTTTAGAAGAGTTTTTTGAATTATACGAAAAAAATAAGATTACTCCTGAACAATTAGATAAACTAAAAATTCAAAGACCAGAATCAGAATTTAATGATGGCCCGCCGTGTTTAGAATCCTTAACTCAATCTAAATTAGATGATGGTCGAGATAGAATTTTATACCAGTATATTCAATACGCAAAAAGAAAATGGCCGGCTGACTGGGATAAAAAAATCAATCCATTTAATTATAAATATTTTACAACTCCTTTGGATGACAAAACAATCCAGGATAAAATTAAATTTAACAGTAAAAAAGAATTAGGTTTTAAATGTAACGAAGAACCTATGTGCAGCCACTGCGATAAAAAATTATGCAGAACTAGAAAATTTGGTATTGGAGGTGAGGCTGTTTTTCCTATATTAAGCGATCTTCAAAAAATATTATTAGATAAACCTTATTACTATGTCAATGTTGATGGTGAAAGAGTAAAATTAGAAAATGCTACTACTCTTTATGATCAACGACTATTTCAAATTTCAGTTTTAGAACAGGCTGATAAAATACTTCCAAGTATTTCAAAAAAAGAATACAAAAAATATGTTCAAACTCTTTTAGATGGTAAAGAAACAATTGATCCACCAGCAGGATCATCTAAGATAGATCAATTAGGAGAGCATTTAGAAGAATTTTGCACGAATCGTAGTTCTGATACAGCTACTAAAGAAGATATGATAAGAGGAAATGTCTGGACGAATAAAGGAAGACATCATTTTATATTCAGTAAATTTTACCATGGTTTCTTACAGAAAAGAAAATGGGATGAAAAATCTCAAGTTACTCAACAAATGCTAAAAGAACATTTTAATTGCAAAGGTGACCGTGAATGGATTGGAAAAAAACTAATTTCAATAATGACAATAAAATCATTTGAAAAAATTGAAGATACTTACAGACCAAAACAATTTAAACCAAAGGATCCTTATTAATGAAAACAATTGTATTAGGACCACCAGGCACAGGAAAGACAGAAACTTTATTAGATAAAGTCGAAGATCATTTAAAGAAAACAGATCCTAATAAAATTGGATTTTTTGCCTTTACTCAAAAAGCTGCAAACGAAGCAAGAGATAGGGCTATGAAAAAATTTAGTTATACTGAAGATGATCTTCCATATTTTAGAACACTTCATTCATTAGCTTTCAGGAGATTGGGAATTAAAAAAGAAAACGTAATGCAAAAAAGGCATTATCAGGATTTTGGTAAAAAAATAGATTTTGACGTGGATTATATGGAATATGATGATGAAGAAGGAGGTATTTTTACCACTAAAAGTGATTATCTTAGAATTATTCAACTGGCTAAATTAAGGAATATATCTATCTCTAAACAATATGGTTTAAGAGAACACACCCAAGATGTCGAGTTCAATAAATTAAAAATTATAGCAAATGAATTAGAGTCTTATAAAAAACAATACGGACTCATTGATTTTAACGATATGATTTTAGATTTTGTAAAATCAGATGCATCGCCAAAATTTGATGTTGTCTTCATAGATGAAGCACAAGATTTATCTTTGATGCAATGGGATATGACAAGAAGCATTTGGGATAAAACAGATGACTCTTATATTGCAGGGGACGACGACCAGGCAATATTTAGATGGGCAGGTGCTGATGTTGATAGTTTTATAGCACAAGATGGAAAATTCATAAGACTGATGCAATCTCGTAGAATTCCAAAAAAGGTTCATGATATTGCAATAAATATAATCAGTAGAATTTCGAAAAGACTGCCAAAAAAATGGCATCCGAAAACCGTAGAAGGTCTTTTAACAAGACATCCTGATCTTGAACACATTGATATGTCACGAGGCGAATGGTTGGTACTAGCAAGAACTAGATTTATGTTAAATGAATTAGAAGACGTGATAAAACAAAAAGGTTTATTTTTTAAAAATAAATTTAAAAGGTCATATGAACAAGATTTATATGATGCCATTGTCAATTGGGAACAATGGAGAAAAGGATCTCCTATGAATCCTGATCAAATTAAACAGATATATGGTTATATGAGTCCAGAGCACGCTGACAGAAATCAACTTTTAATTATGAACAAGGACGCACATTATTCTTTAAATGATTGTAAAGACAAATTTGGTCTTCGTACTAATTCTGTTTGGTATGAATCTCTGGATGACGCTCCATGGAGAAAAGTAGAATATATTAGAAAAATGAGAAGTAATGGAGAACAGCTTAATAAAGCACCAAGAATTTTATTATCAACCATTCATGGTGTCAAGGGTGGAGAAGCACAAAATGTAGTTTTATTAACAGATTTAAGTCTAAATACGCAAAAAGGATATGAAAGAAATCCCGATGACGAGAATCGACTGTTCTATGTTGGCGCAACACGGACCAAGGAACACCTGCATATTATAGAGCCAAAAGATTTTTATAAGAGTTATCAGATATGAGTGTGTACGATAAACAAATTGGTGGAACTCATTATAAAAAAATGAAAATTCAACCAAGTGAATTTATTAACAAGAACAAATTGCTATTTGCAGAAGGAAATGCTATTAAATATATTTGCAGACACGCAGCTAAAGGAGAAGTACAAGATTTAGAGAAAGCAAAACATTATATTGATATGATTATTGAAAGAGATTATTCATGATACAGCAGCCACTTTTCAAACCTCAAACTGAATGGCTTCCTCCTGAAGAATTTCCAGATCTATCTAAATATAATAAAATAGCAATAGACTTAGAAACCAAAGATACTGATCTAGTGAAGATGGGATCAGGTTCAATCACAGGGAACGGAAAAATTACAGGAATAGCTGTCGCTGTTTCCGGTTGGTCTGGTTATTTTCCAATTGCTCATGAAGGCGGCGGTAACATGGATCGCAGTGTAGTCTCAAAATGGCTGCACAAAGTTCTAAGTAACAATGCCGACAAGATTTTTCATAATGCCATGTATGATGTATGTTGGTTAAGATCAGCGGGCTTCAAAATCAGTGGAAGAATTATAGATACAATGATTGCCTCAGCCATCGTTGATGAAAATCAAATGAGATATGACCTTAATTCATGTGCTAGACGTTACACAGGACAGGGTAAAGATGAAGCCGCTCTATATACAGCTGCCAAAGAATGGGGAGTCGATGCTAAAGCAGAAATGTACAAGCTTCCAGCTATGTATGTAGGCGCCTATGCTGAAAAAGATGCAGAACTGACTTTGAGCCTTTGGC